GGCGAGCGCGGTTGAAAGTGCTGCACAAGCTGCGAAGCTGTTCGGTACATCTACATCATCGAACACAATCGGGCTGACTGCGAAGACGTTCGTCACACAAGCGAACAAGTACTTCAACGTTGGCAAGTTCATCATGGTGCGTGCCAACTTAGACCCCATTAACAATTGGATGTGGGGACAGGTGTCGTCGTACAGTGGTACGTCACTTGTCATCAACGCAATCACATCAGGCGGCGCAGGGACGTTCGTTGACTGGATCATCGACGTATCTGGCTCGCGAGGTGCTATAGGTCCGCAAGGTATACAGGGTGAGCTTGGACCGCCACTTGTTATCAAAGGCACGGTGCCTAGCGCAGGAGCACTGCCACCTACAGGTAACACTATAGGTGACATGTGGATCGCTACCGACAATCAGCATCTGTACATCTGGGATGGTACGCAGTGGGACGATGCTGGTCCGCTTGGTACTAGCACAACTACAACTGCTGACAATCCACCGAGCAATCCTAAAGATGGAGACATGTGGTGGGAGAGTGATAGCGGCATCTTCTGGGTCTACTACGATGACGGCAATACGTCGCAGTGGGTACAAGCGGGAGGAGCTGCAGCTAGTATCAACCAGAATGCTGTGTTGAAGACTGGCGACACGATGACTGGTGATTTGTCGATTAACAAACTTGCGCCTTCTATATTCCTCGACAAGACAACAGTAACAGCAGGCGGCCTTTACGGGCGTTCTGGATCGCGAACGATGTGGCGTGTAGTAGTCGGTGATGGAGGAGCGAACGAAGCATTTCATCTACAACGATACGACGCAGCAGGTGTTTTCGTCGATAGTGCAGTTGTAATCAATCGCACAAATGGTGATATAGGTTTTGGCGTGGGTACACCCAACCTTATCAGCTTTAATGCACCTTCAACAGTTCAGGTGTTAAACACGACCGCTTCAACAACACCTACAACAGGCGCATTGACTGTTGCAGGAGGATTAGGTGTTGGTGGTGGGATTAATGCTACTGGTACAATCAGATCATTTGCCAAATCTAATGTACTCGGCAATCCCAATGGCGCGGCATTCAACGCGGCAGTCGCACAAGCTGATGCAAACTTGTTGCTGTATGATGGAGGTGGCAACAATTGGTGTGGAATGGGAATTGATTTACTGGGTCACTTCTGGCTACGTACTGGTTTAAGCGGATCACCAGTTCCGACACTTGCTATTACAACTGATCAAGTTGTCCGTGTTCAGAACGCCCTTCCTTCCAACTCACCAACAACAGGTGCGTTGGTTGTATCTGGTGGTTTGGGTGTTGGTGGGAATATTAACGCTAGCAGCATTACCTGCGACAGCGCAGGTGATACTGTATTTTCATATATGCGCAATCCAGCTCCCAGCACAGGCGCATGTTATGTTGCACAGAATTTTAATCCGTCTGGCACTCGTTATATGCTTTATATGAAAGTAGCCAATGGTGCGACAGTAGGAACAATAACATCAGACGGCGCAAGTGCTGCCTACAACACCTCCTCAGGAGCAGAGCTTAAAGAAGACCTCAAATCATTCGACGCAGGCAGCATCATAGACAACACGAATGTGTATGACTTCGCATGGAAGTCTACTAAAGAGCGCGCATTTGGTGTCATCGCTCAGCAGGCTGTTGATGTATATCCGCTCGCAGTCACACATACAGAGGCATCGACCGAGAAGGGTGCTGAGAGAGATGAGTGGTGGGGTGTTGACTACTCAAAGTACGTCCCCGTGTTGTTGCAAGAGCTGAAAGCATTGAGACAACGTGTTGCAGACCTTGAAGGTCGCACACTTGATAAGCCTGTTGTCACCACTGCACCACGTGGGAGGAAGTGATGGCAATCGACTTCCCTGCTTCACCTACTGTAGGTCAAGAGTACACGTCAGGTGGAATGACGTATGTGTACAATGGCACAGGGTGGACTATTAAAGGAGGAAGTACGACTGCGCTTGCGACGAATGCGTATGTAGATGCGCAGGATGCGTTGAAGGTTGCTAAAGCTGGCGACACTATGAGTGGTGATTTGACGATCAGCAAAACAAAGCCCAACGTGATATTAGATAGACCTGTTGGCAGTCCAGCAGAGATATTCAGTAAGACGGGTGGACTTACTCGTTGGCGGATTAATTTAGCAAATGGCCTTGCAGAAAGCGGTGGAAATGTTGGATCAGGTTTTCAGATTGATAGATATGATGATGCAGGCAATATCATCGAGGCGGCACTAAAAATTGACCGCGCAACTGGCTATGTTACAATAGGTCAAACGACAATTGCCAACGCCTATGGTAATCTAATAATTCAAGCTGGTGCTGGCACAGGATCGCCTCTTATACAGGGGATGAAGGGTGGTTTAGTTCGTTGGGAGCTATTCTTAGGAGATAGTACTGCAGAGACAGGCAGCGATGCGGGGTCTAACTTTAGCATTCGCAGTGATACAGATGCGGGTGTAGCAAAGGCAACACCACTGACAATCAGCCGTGCAACTGGTGCTACGACGCTGACAGGCGTGGTTATGTCTAATGCATCTCAAAATACAGATATCCACTATGATGCCGCTGGCTTGAGAAAATGGACAATTCGTGGTGCTGATCCAACTGTCTCTAATTTTGGTATTTTTCGCTACAATGATGCAGGGGCATATATTGATATGCCACTGGCAATCGTTCGTTCGACGGGCGCTGTAGTTCTACAAGGGACCTTACCTTCCACCTCACCTACAACAGGCGCATTGACTGTAGCTGGTGGTTTGGGTGTTGCTGGTAACATTCACAGTAGTGCTATCGGCCTTGGAACTGCTATTGGGACATACCCCGGTGTTGGTAATACTACTGTAGGAACTGAAATCGGTACTGGATATTTTACAGTCAGCATTGCCAGTGGTAATGCACCGATTTTCTCTAATCGCAACGTTGATGGTGGACTTATGGATTGCCGTCGTAGTGGCGTATCTACTGGCAACATCTCTACCACAGCAACAGCGTGCTCGTTCAACACATCGTCAGACGCAAACCTGAAAGAAGACCTGAAATCGTTTGATGCAGGTAATATCATTGATGACACTGAGGTGTATGACTTCAAGTGGAAGGCAACTGGCGAGCGTGCATATGGTGTGCTCGGTCAGCAAGCTAAAGAAGTCTACGCTACACCTGTGACCTATGATGAGAAAGAAGATCGACACTATGTGGACTATAGTAAGTATGTCCCTGTGTTGTTGCAGGAGTTGAAAGCAGTACGTGCGAGGCTTGCTGTGCTTGAGGGCCGCACACCTGATAAGCCACCAGCGAAAAAGAGATGATACGTGTAGCTGCTATAGTGATGCTATCAACGATGACAACATCGTGTGCATACACTGCGCCTTATGGTGGCTTCTTTGGTTTTCGTGAGCCACTCAGACAACCGGCAGCGATAGCTGTACCTGAGAGTTATACGAAGTCTGAAGTAGATGCGATCAACGCAGAGACAGTGTGTAGGTTGCAATCGAGGAATGTGCTAGAAGCTTCACGCTGCGGGATTAGGAGACAACAATGACAGCTTTAGCAGTCAACGTGTTGTGGTTCTTGATCGGGTTGATCATACTATGTGGCATTGTTTGGCTTGCCATCTGGGTGATTGAGAGCTTCATCATGCCTATTCCTGAGCCTATCAAGAAAGGCGTTTGGGTCATCGTGTTGTTGCTGGCGTTGATCGCACTCATCGGCGCTGTAGCAGGTGGAGGGTTTCACTTTCCGTCAATCAGAGGAGACACAGGTGGAACGTCTCCCACCATATCCGCCCTCACCGCCATCGATATGTATAGGTTGCTGAAATGAAGATCACTGTTCGTCAGGTAGAAACACCGCGCGATAGTGTGGACATTGAAGATGTCGCCACGCATGCGAGTAATGAGCACGGCTGTGGTCGCGAGTTTGATCCTCGTGCTATCGGTAGGCATGTGTTCTATGCCGTTAAGGACCCCGAGAGGAAACACATCAACGGGTGGGTTGCATACGACACAGATGGTAAACCTGTTGGGTACTTAGTCGCAACGATGCGTGAGAGCATGTACAGCTTCAGGTCTTACGCCATACAGGAGATGTGGTATGTGTTGCCACACGCACGCAAATCGTTCGCAGGTTTGATGCTACTACACGCGTTCGACAAATGGGCGACAGAACGCAACGCGGAGAGGATATACATGCAGGTTGAACACGATCAAGATGACAAACTCATCGAGCGCGTGTTCAGGCTGATGGAGAGCATGGGCTACAGGAAGCAAGGCTACATCGGTGTTAAGGTACTAGACGGCAACAAGGAGAAGGATACAAGTCATGATCGCACCGCACATCGCGCAGTGGGCGCTGAACAAGCGCAACACTAGCGACCACGCGCATGTCGTGGTTGCTACTCACATCAACAACATCAACGACAAGCCTAAGAAGGCCGAAGTTGATGACACTATACCTGTGTTAGAGACAAAGGGTGGTGGTGGATATCAGCCACCTCCACAGCCTACCGCACTTGAGCAAGCGCAAGCTCGTGACTGGGAAGCGCAACAGGAAGACGTACGTGAGACACGTCGTGAAGAGAAAGCTGCTGAGAAGGAAGAGGACAAGAAGGCGATTAGTGATGCTGCGTGGTTGAGCAGTAAGAACGCTGCGTATGGTGGTGCTAAGAGTGGTGCTGCTTCGCGGCTGAATGCACTAGGCATCGGCGCAGGTGATCAGTACGGCGTGTGGGATCAAGTCAATAACAGGTATGATACAGCTAATGCAGGGCTGCAGACTGGTGCCGACTACAGCGGTGCTTTCAACTCTAGCATCGTGGATGAGATACTTGGTTCTGCTAGGACAGGACAGAGGAACAAGTACGGCACAGCATTCTCTAGTGCGATCTCACCGTACTTTGCAGAGGAACAGTTCGGCTCTACGTCAGACGATGCTATCCTCGCGAGCATTCTCGATCAGCAGTACTCAGATGCGATGACTGATCTGCAAGCATCACGCGCACGTGGTAGCACCAATGAAGCGACATACAATCGTGCGCTACGTGACCTCGACAGGACCAAGGCAACAGCGAACACAGATTTGCAGAACATCGGCCGTGGTGTGTTGGAGGATATTACAGGCGACATCGGCACGCGTCGCCAAGGTTCGTTGGATCAAGCAGCTAACTGGGACTTCGGCACAACTTACGACCCGACTGCAGAAGCTAACCGCATTCGTAGCTACGCTGATGAACGTCGTGCTGGGCTTGAAGGTGAGTTGCGTGGTGCAGTGGGTGGTAGGGAGTTCTTTGACGTCAACTCGCTACTTGGTAAAGCTGCTGCGAAGGTTGGTAATCAGTCAACTGGCACAACTGGCACCTCTGCACTCTACGACACGTTCGAGAACGAAGCTACACGTGCGAATGAGAACGTGCGTGCGAACGAAGGTACGTTCTAACACACACGTTATACACTGTATAGCGGCGTAGGACTACACCTATGATGGACATGGGCATCGGCAGCATCATTAGCGGCGGCTTAGGCTTCGCTGGCGCTATGATGCAAGCTGAAGAGCAAGCTGAAACTCGCGACATGAATTGGGCTGTCGCGATCATGAACTACCAACAGCGTGAACGTGAACGCGCTGAAGCTATTGCAATGGCGTTGAAGCAGCGTAAGGAGCAACAGCTTGGTAGTACAGACATACGCGGTACAAGGACGAAGTTCGTACCCGGTCAAGGGTGGGTTACTACAGGTGCTCCTGACGTACTAGACATGATGAAGCTCCAAGACGCGGAGCAGAAGAAGGTACTACAACACGATCTACCGCAGCGTAGGCAAGTTGCAGATCGCAACTACGTGCGTGGTTTGCAGGATGAAGGCACTGCTGACACGTTGAAGAGGATGTTCGTCAATGCGCTTGCACCTGCGAAGAGTGATGAAGGTTATGCGAATGACCTGTATCAGGCGCAGGCTATGGGGCTACGTGAAGCAAGCGCAGATGCTGGTCGTCGTGCATGGACGCAAGCTATGCGTACGCAGCAGAACAGCAATTTCGATGAGATAGCTTCAGGTATGCAGCGTGAGAGCAACCGCGCATACGCCAACGCTGCACTACAGGCGAAGTTGATGTCACGTGGTGTTGGTGAGAAGGAGAGACAGGGTAAGTTGAGTAGTCTGTCTAACCTGTACAACATGTTCGCAACGCGTGCTGGTCAATTGCCTGAGACCAACTACAGACCACAAACACTCGACACCAAGGGTACATTAGACCAGTCGATGGCTGGTGGCTTGCAGACAGGTAATGCTGCGATTGCTGCACTTGGTAAGAAGGGCGGGGAGCTTGACTATCTGTCGCCACTCACAGGCTACGGCAACGCTGTTGCTGGGTTGGGTAGTTCGCTGGGTAGTGCATTCAATCGCATGGGTGCGCAGAAAGCGTATGAAGACAGCCGTGGTGGTGTAACTGGGTTCGGTGGTAGTGGTAGTTACAATCAAGGTGACATGTATCTTGATGAAGAACGTGGCGCTGTTGGATAGGTGACGTATGCCTCGTGTTATCCCTAGCGGCGGCAGTGATCAGACTGCGTTCTTCATGGCGAGGAATGCTGCGGCTGATGATGCGCTTACTAGACTGTACTTGACGCTGCTGGCACGCAAGGAGGATCGTGAACGTAATGAAGCACTGCAACGCGAGTTGTTAGGCACACGTCATGGCAACCGTATGCAGGAGTTGGAGTACATCTATGGGCCACGTGGTCCTGCGAATGGACCTACTGCACATCCATTCGGTAGTCCCGGTGCGCAAGGTGATCCACTAGCTAAACCAGCTACACCACAAGCAGCACCACAAGCGCCATTGCCACCTAGACCTGGTGATCCGCCTGTTGGTGGGTTCTTACCGGGTGCCGGTGCTGCACCTAGTACAAATGCATTCACACCTACATCAGGTAGCGTGAGCAATCCGTCACCTGTTGGCCCACAAACGAGTGCTGATGATCAGCTACCACCTAATGCACGCATGGCTGCTGGTGTGTTGCCTGCTGGTGGCGTGAGTGAGTTCAGTGCGCAGTCTAAACCTGTACCATTGCCGGGACAGCGTAAGGCGAATGCGCAAGAACCCGGCACGATGAAGTATCAATACCCACAGAAGCGACCCACAAGGGGACCAGCAGAGTTTCAAGAGATGCATCCGTATTGGGTGCAGAAGATGGATGAAGCTGAGGACAAGTACAAGATACCCAAAGGCACGTTGCTTGCGTTGTACGGATATGAGAACGCTGGCGGTGCGATGTTGGGTAGGAATGGTGCAGGTAGTGCTGAGGGGATATTTCAATTCACTAAACAACTGCGTGATCAGTACGGGATTTCAGATCAAGACATCATGAACCCTGCTGTGATGATTGAAGCTGCTGCTAAGAACTTAAGACACAACGCGAATGCGTATAAGCAACTATCAGGACAAGACCTGCCGAATGATCCACGCGCGGTGCCGTATTGGATCGCACTACATCAGTGGGGTGCGACAGATGGGAGTAGACTAGTACACGCGCATCGCAGTGAGAGCGGCCACATGCCTGCTGCTGATGTGATGTTGAAGACACCTAAGCGTGACAACTATTCGACGCTGGTGAACAACGGCATACCGGGGCATGCGCGTGTTGATGATGTGCTAGGTCGCATCATGGAGAAAGCGTTGCCGTGGTTTGATAGTGGTATCAAACTGCGTACGTCGATGGGACAAGGTGATGCGGGTGCAGCACCTAGACCACCTGCTGATGTGCCAAACACAGGAGGCAGTACTGGTAGCAACGTCCCTTTCCCCAGTTCGGGGACGACGACCCAGAACGGGAGGACGATAGCGCCTCCAGACCACCCCAGTATTAACGGTGTTAATCCACGATTGGTAGCTGCTGTGCGTGGTGGTGCTGCTATGGCACTGCCACCGGGTTATGCGGTTAGAGCTACATCAGGTCATCGTCCCGGTGACACAGGTAGTCATCACGCTAAAGGCAATGCGAGTGACTGGCAGATATACAAGCCCAATGGTGAACCTATTCCGCATACGGGGGATGATACTACGGGGCTATACACACGCATGGCACGCGGTGTCAAAGCGTGGGTGCTTGAGAACGACCCTGCATTAGCTGATCGCATTGGCTATGGTGGTGCATTCGACAAGAGTAGAGGTAGTCTGACAGGTGTGCCGGATTTGATGCATTATGATCTAGGTGGTGCTAATCGTGGTCAGTTGCGACCTGATGTGATGTTCTCTAAGTTGACACCATTGGCACCTAACGAACGCAATGCACCTATACCCGGTCAACCACAGCAAGCACAACAGCCACAACGTGTTGCATCAACACAGCCGCAAGCATATCCGCCGCTTAAACCGAGTGAGGCGTTTAGTCCACTACGTAAGCAACAGCCAGCGGGTGTTGTTGATCCTGCTACACAGTTTGGAGTTAAGCCTGTAGGTACGATTGGGCAGGGTACGACGTTTGGAGATATACAACATACAACGCCACGCAGGCGGTTCAACGAAGCTCCGCAAGTTGCAACACCTCCTGAAGTAGCACCAGCTACAGCAACACCAGCACCACCTACGAACGTGCTACCTCCGGGGTGGAAGTACGGCACACTCAGCAACGGTGCGCCGTTCTTCAAGCTGCCTGATGGTAGTGTGCAGTTAGCACCTAAAGGGTACAAGCCACCATCAAGTACGCCAGTTGAGCCGCCTCCTGTAGCTATGCCACAAGGTGCAGGGTCGTTGGCTATAGCATCGCAAGGTAGGAACGCCGAGCGTATGGCTGAGCAGATGGCTCCTGCTATACCTATACCACGACCTAGACCAAGTGAATTAGAACCTCGATATATCTACAAGCCGTATATAGGTGGCGCACCTATACCACAACCAAGACCTCCAGAAGCGCCGATGCGCGGCGATGTACCTATACCACAACCGCGGCCGATTGAGGCTGATGCCGGTGTGCCTGTGCCTATGTACAACACAGGTGTAGGTGACAAGGTGCCGTTCCAATCGCCGGGTGAGATGCCACAAGGTAAGTTGCCTAAGGGACAGTTCCCAGATGATCCGAGTTGGTTCAGCATCACACCACGTGGACATGTGCCAGAGCCTGATGTGGTACCAACACCAGCACCGCCGCCTAATGTAGCACAACAACAAGTACCCACACCGACGCCGCAGCCGTTGGCGTTAGGACGTGATGTAGTGCCGCCTGCTGATCTACCTGATGCGTCGTCACAACAGGCGGGTAGTGTTGAGCCGTATGATCCTAATGCTGATCCACTGCCGTTGCCTGAGTTGCCACCTATACAACAGGCTGATGTGCGGCCTGAGGATGCTGAACTATACACAGGTCCAGCATCGACAGCAGCGCCGACGCCTATGCGTGATGCTAACGACGCATCCGCTGGTGTGAGTGGTATGCAGCCGTTCTCAATGCCTGCGCCGAATGTGAATGGTAGTACACAAGGATGGAAGCCATACAACGCAACACCGCCAGAGATGCCCAACGTTGCGAACGTCGAACGCAAGTTGGACTTGTCACTAGCTCCACCTGTAAAGCCGGGCGAACCTGATCCCAATTCGTGGATCAATGATTTGTATAGGAAGTACATCGACAACGGTAGACCTGACACGCGTAGTCAGTATCGCGCACCACTGCCGCAGATGTTGCGTGATCCATTCAATCCACCGCTAAGACGACCTAATGAACCTACTACACCATCAGCACCAGCACCAACACCACCACCAGCGGCAACGCCTGAAGCAGCTAGACAGACGCAGTTCATGGCTGCGATGCAAGAGTGGGCAGCACAGAAGAGCCAAGCTGTACGTGATGCATGGAAGACAGGTGAACCGACTGGATTGGATATAGCGTATAAGCAGTTCTACGATTGGTACTATGGACCTAAGAGTGTGAAGACTGAGGCGATTGGTGTGCCTAAGACAACCACACCTACGACGTTGAGCAAGCCTAACAACCCAATGGCAACAGGCATACCACTACCGAAGCAGCCACCGTTGGTGTTGATACCTAACAAGGGCACAAACACGCCAGCGTTTAGCGGACCCGTGGTGGGTGCGCCTGATAGTGGAGGTGCCAAAGTGATGCCGGGAGGTGGTGTTGTTGCGCCACCTATTGGTACAGGTGGAAGTGCGAAACCTCCCGGCGTTCCTAAGGTAGCTGATCCTAGTTCACCAACAGGTTACAAGTATCTGACACCTGAAGAGGCTGCACAACTACCGCCTGTTGTAGAAGAGCAACCTGTTGAATAGCACACATGCCTGTTAGCCGTGAAGAGTACATTGCACAGTATGGCATAGACCCTGAGACAGGTGCTAGTGCAGCAACTGCGCCTGCGCCTGAAGAGGGTGGCGGTGTTTGGGATCACCTTAAGGGGTTGGTAGTTGGTGCTGCGTCTGCACCTACTGACCTATACGCGTTGCCTAGTGTAGCGTTGTCAGGTGGACAGGCATTGTACAGGTCGTACGCGAATGATACGAAGTTCCTAGATGAGTTTCGCAAAGACCTACAGATTGACGACGCACAGGCGAACATACAAAAGCATCTGCAAAGTGTCGCTGATCAGTGGAAGCAACGTGATCCCAGCTTGACAGAGGAACAGATCAACTCAGGTTTGCAAGATTATACAAAGAGCAAGCAGTATGAGGACTTCACACAGGAACAGTTGACACACTTCCCATATGTAGCTGCGAAGTGGAAGGACACTGTTCGTGGTGTGCTAGGTGACGAGAGACCTGATAGTCAGCGCAAGTGGACTGAAAGTGCTGCTGAAGTGTTAGGTGGTGCTGTCGTTGGAGGTCCGGGTGGTTGGGCTACAGGTGTTGCGAGTGCAGGGAGTAAGGTGGGAGGTATCACTGCGAAGATAGCCAACTCAGCTATCACACGCGGCGCGTTGAACACTGCTGAGATACTCACACCTGTCACTGTACCATACACGGGAGCGAACATAGCACTCAACGCGGGTGTTGGGTTGGCTATGGATCAAGGCATGCGTGCTGTACAAGGTAAGGACACTGCGTTTACACCAGAGAATGAGCACAGCGCCGGTATAGGTACGATAGCTGCAACAGGTGTAGGTGTTGCTGGGTTCGCTGCATTCGTGGGTGCTGTTAAGGGACGCAGCGCAGCAGCTATACGCAACGCAACGCCGTCACCTACAGCGGCAGCGTTGAAGAACAACCCGACATTAGACCCGCGTGTTAGTGATCCTATCATGCCGGGTGGACCGTTGATTAGGGGTGGACCTGATCCACAGTACGGGCCACCGAGTTCGCTAGATGCTATGAACCCATTGACAGCAGCCAAGCGCAAGGGCGAAGGGTTGTTGATGGATGAAGGCGCACCTGTATATCAGGCTGTGAAGGATATACACGGTGCTGATGTTGCGTATGATTTAGAACTCAAGCGCATGGATGCTAGCTACGCGGTGTTGAATGACACAATACCGAGTGACGTCAGCAACGCGATGAGGAATGTACATAATCTAATCGAGGGTATGAACCCTGATGAACAAAGGGCGATGCTGAATGGGTGGTGGTTGACGAGTGATGCTGCGCAGAACAGGATTAGACATAGTGAGGCACTGGCGGAGGAGGCTGCACTACAAGCGAAGATAGCTAATCCACAAACGACGCCGCAAGGTAGGACAACAGCGACGACTAGGTTGGCAGAGTTACAGAGTGACATACAACGGTTCACGTTAGATCAACGTAGTGCGAGGCCACGTATACCTGACGTTCCTATGGTGGAAGGTCAGAACATGGCTAATACATTTCTCAATGACATGTCACCAAACACGGTGAAGTTTAGGAACGAAGTCAAGGCGCTCAACAAGAGCATGTTGGATTTGCAAGTGAGGTCGGGCGAGCTAAGTCAGGCTGTTGCAGATGAGATGCACAGATTGAACCCGTACTATGTACGTGCGGTGAATGACCCGTTGAAAGGTAAGACGGGTGTGTCGCGTATGTGGGAGAGTATTAGTCAAGGCATCAACAGGTCGCTTGAGCGTTCGTCTGAAGGTGCAGGTGCGAGTACGCTGCATGAAAGTCCACTGCGTCATCTAGACAAAGGCATACCACAGGAGAAACTACCCGGCGCACCAGAGACACGCATCACGCAACCGCTGGAACCGATGTCAGCAGCGCGTCAGTATGTCGAACAGGCGTATAGAAGTGCTAAGCTGGTGATGACGCGCAATGAACATATAAGACATCTAGCATGGGAGGATGGGATAGGTGCGAATGGTGTGAAGACTGCGTTCCACACAGATGGACATATGCGGATTGTCAATGGACCTAATGGACGCGAGTGGTGGACTGGTGAGTTGTTGCGTAGTTCACAGGTCAACGACGCCATGCGCAATCCACGTGTGGTAGGTGAGTGGCAGGATGGCAAGCTGCGACTGTGGGAGTTCGGTGATCTAGCTCTTGCACAGGCATTGCGTATGGAGCCTGCGCAGTTGACCGGCATGATGAAGATGTTGTCTGTCACCAGCAACATCATGAAGCAATTCACCACGGGTAGGTTCGCACCTTGGTTCGCGCCGTTGGGTGCGATGTACAATACGATCATTGGTATAGCAACACGTCAACCCGGTAGAGCGTTCGGCACAGCGTCATATCTAGGACACAGGTTCTTACCGAAGTGGGCCAACAAGTTCGGACTTGATGCACTACCTGACATCACTGTGCCATTGACGTGGCCTTATCACTTAACACGCACGATCATCGAGTTGTCTGCGTATCATATGACGCAGCCGATTGTGCAACAGTTGATTAAGAACTCTCCGTTCGCATCGTTGCAACAGGCAGTAGGTGCGCCGCAGTTTAGCAAGATGGTCAACATGATGTTGAAGGTTGCTAGCTGGGCAGAGAACTCACCAGCAGTGTCACTACTCAAAGCGGGTGCGAGTTATGGACATCAGAGCATAGACAAGGTGCCGCTTGTACGTGGTGCGTTTCATGAGATGGCTGACAAGGTGCCCGGTGTGTTGAAGGGTGCGTGGCAGTTCTACAAGGATGGACTTGATGCTATCTATCTAGCCGACAAGCGCATGTACTATACACAGAACTACGCGCTTCAGCATCTCAAGTACAGCAAGCTGGGCCAAGCTGTGCCGCAGTTTGAGATTGATAAGATCATACGTGAGGCGCGTGTGTTAGCTGGTGACATGGCGAAGGTGCCTGCTAGCAAGGCGATGAAGGACTTAGAGCGTGTGTTTCCTTACCTGACACAGACGAAGCTTGGTGCGTATCACCTGATGCGCAACATGGGTAGCAAAGAGACCGCTGCGTATGTGATACCGCGTGTTGTAGCTATGTCGAACATGATGGCGGCTAGCTACTACATGATGACGTATTGGAATGCTGAGAGTAGGAAGGAGTTCTGGGAACGTACACCTGAGCATCAGCGGTGGAAGTACGCATACGTGCCGACGTTGAAGCTGGCAACTGCGTGGGCGTCAGGTACCAACCTACCATATAGCAGAGACCTATACTACAAGGTACCTATACCGCCTGACATAGCGCCGATGGTAGCAGGCATGACTGCGTTCTGGCAGATGTTGGGTGCGATACCTGCTGACGCAACGCCGAAGCCAATTGCCAATGACCTGTTCAAGGTGTTGACAGATAGCGTAACGCCTGCAATGCCGCCGCTTGCGCAGACGATACTAGGTGCGAGTGGGTTGAAGTTAGATCCACAATCAAGTGAGACACGTGGTGGTGATTGGATACGCAACATGGTGCCTCGCTTCAAGGCAGGTCCACAAGCTGAAGCACGCACGAACCTAGGACAGGTGTCGAATAGCACAGCGTTGATGATGAACGGTTTGCTGGGTGCTAATGGCGCGCATCTCGCAGCAGGGATGGATGTCTTCTTACATGCGAGCAAGTTGCAGCCTAACGCAGGCGGAGGGTTCTCACCACGTGAGAGTAGAGACTTCGCTGCTGGACTGAAGGCTGCTACGACTGAGGTGTATGAACAAGCGAAGTCGAAGATACCCGACGTGCCGTTGCTATGGCAGAACAAGGAGAAGTACTCGTCGCAGACGGCTGCATGGCAACAGGTGAGAGAGAACACACAGCACATACAAGCGATCGTGCAGATGCGCAATGACATGATGGGCAAAGCTGCACAGAAGAAACAACTGCTTAGCAAGATGGCAGGTGGTGTGCCGCCTGAGCAGATGACGGATGTGGTGTTGGCACAGTTGGCAGATGACGTGACTAAGTGGCAAAATCCCACGGGGGAATTGGGCAAGCTGAAGACACACTACGGTGAGCTAGCTACACAACAGCGCGCAGTGAGCGTCGCATACAACATGACACAAGAGCAGCGCAGGTTGAAGGGCAATCAGATTACGAAGATGATGCAAGATAACATGCAGCAACAACATCTGGCAACGAAGAACGCGGAGGAGTTAATCGCCGCTAAGTACGGCAAGTATCTCGCTCCGCGTTTAGGTGACAGGCATCTCACGATCAGCACGATTGATCAGTTGATGCGTGAGAGCATTGGCAAGTAGTTGTTATACACTGTATAGCTCTGAGCGTTTCATCTTCTTGATCGTTGACCAGCGGTGTATGCCATTGGCGTCAGGCACAGACATCGCACACTCAGCAGGGATGATGAGTTGCTTACCACCTATGAGGATAGGTGTCTCTGCGTGTTTGACCATGACGCGTAGTGCTTGCTTCGCTACCTCATGACGCGCGATGCCTATCAATCCGTCATGTGTGTTGAGCGCGATGCGTGCCTTGCCTTTGGGCCATGCTGGGTCATCGTGTGCTTTGTATATCACCCTACACACGTGATCACCTATCGTTGACTGCGGATAGAACGCGACGATTGCTTCGGTGCTCTCATCCGTGGCGGGTATGAGTTGAACATAACGGCGACCATAGGCGTTGTAGATTGCACGATCTTCTCGCACACGTTTGAGGTCCGCTTCCCAACCTTTCTTTAACTCAGGTGTGAGCTTGTGGTACTTGACAAACGCTTCGCTTGCTGTACTTAGGGATAAGCCTGTAGTAAGGGCTAAGCGATCAGGCATCATACGGTAGTTGAGACCATGACGGCAACGTTTAGCAACAAAACGAATGGTTGGTTTGCCAGCCAACTCGACGTTGTATGCGATGCCATCACGCAACGCGGCGACTTGATCCAATGGGTAGCGGTCGAAGGTAGGAACATCGTTGTACGGTACGTCGAACATGTCACTGGCAAGAGCGCGGTGGCAGTCGTAGGAACCGTCAATGCGCGCCCGTTCAAACTGCTTCATCCACGACGTGATGTTGTACCTCCACCCCACTACTCGAGCCTCGGCCTGACTGCCGTCGATGTAAATGAAGCAGCAGCCAGGGTCAGCAATGAACATTTCCTTCGCGCGGTCTGGGATGTTTTGCAAGTTTCCTCCCGAACCCCACAGCGTTTGAGCAGACGACAACCTACCCGGAGCAGAACGCACCCCCGTCTGTCTGTAGTCACACCGCATCCGGCTGTCGTAGTCAGGCTTGGCTGATGCGTAGACAGAGTAGAACTTGTCGTCCTCGATGTATGCGTCTACGGCGTCGAGCACACGGCGAGCGGCAGGGGATGTGCGTGGATGTTTGCGCATGAGTTCGCGATTGGTAGCGTCGGTACTCACACCACGCCCGACGAGCTTGAGCTTGCTGAAGTAGAGTTCAGCCATTTGCTTAGGAGAATTGGGGTTGGGCGTGTAGGTGTTATCACCCACAGCGTCTCTTGCCGCAACGTAGAACTCGTGTAGTTTAGATTGCAGATCACTGTACAAGTTACCGGGTGTGTTCTCGTCCAGCATACGACGACGTAGTTCCATGTCATTCAACACTCCACCGACTGTCATCCACACAAGGTGATGTTGCAAACGCATGACGTGCTCGAAGTAGAACTTGTCTAGCTTCTGATCGCGGAGTTCTGATATGATGCCACGGTTCGCTGCAAGTGTGAGAGCGCAGTCTTTACCGTTGTATATCCAGAAATTATCAACACCCCCAGTATGGCGCCATTCGTCCTTCTCATTCTTATAGAACGGATGCATTGTGTATTGTTTGACGATGAAGCCAAGATCGTGCGGCATTGTTGGGTATAGCACATGATGACCCAGCATCGTGTCACTATAGGCAGGCCGACAGCGAATGCGATCCTTAAACCAGAGCCATGACATGTCGAAGCCTCCATTCTGCCACACCATGCGTGTAGTCGGCGCAGCATAGAGCGACTGTAAGGCGAGACGAATGGCAGTTTCTTCGTGGTGTTGGTAGACGTTGCGTTCTTCGTTGCGGAAGGCGATGCACATTGCTTCATGCGTTGTAGGAGCAAGGCCGACGCAAGCTGTTTCATTAGCGATGACTTCGATGTCAGATGCGATTGGATCACGTGAGGCTTTACACATAGCAATATAATCGAGTGCTTGCTTACAGGTGGGGTTGATATGTGTGACGACTGCATGGGGTTTGAAGGTTCCGAGTACAACAGGGCGAAGTTTGTCACCTATGTCCATGTCGAACATGATGTGTGCCATAGGATCACGCGCGCAAAAGGCTGGGTTGTAGGTGCAAATCGCAGTGATCTGACGATTGCCTACTATACACGGTATAACACTGCCGCGCCACGACGTTATGCCCTTCTTACCTAGCAAGGCTTCAACGGCGTAGTTGCCAAGGAGTAAGACATGTTGTAAGTTAGGCAGGTGTTCAAGCTCCCACTTCAGCAACTCCTGCCAAGCGGATAGCTCATGTTTCCCTACCGGCTTACGGTTCGCACCCTCGTTAACATCGAACGCAACCTGACGCTTGACGACGTTGGTGATGTAACACTCATGACGCTTCACCTCTGGACAATGAGTGCGGATGGCACGCCAGAGTATGTTTCCTGCACCGCCTACAAGCGGGATGCCTTGAGCGACCTCGTTGCGACCCGGAGCTTCAGCTATGACAGCGATGGTCGAGTGGAGAGTACCACCCATAGAGCACTCAACGACAAGCCCCGCCGCACTAGCCTGAAGTGAGAAGCGTTCTTTAAGTTCTGCTGTTGTTAGTGTCATTCGTTGTCCCCCTTCAACACACTGTCGGCCCACTTGTTAAGTGCATCTTTGACATAGCATGTAGTGTCTACAGTGAACTCCATGTTGTCTTTGTCAATTGATACCCAACGCAGCTTCTTAATCCATTCAGCGAGTTGTACGATCTCTGTGTTTGTCATCATGACTTAGGCTTCCTCTTCCAACCGAGTGACTTCAACGATGTAGCGAGTGAGCGTTGGTCTGTTATCAACGTCGCATGTTTGATCGCACGTGTGAGGCCGGTGTATAGGTTGGGACGTGAGAGATTGAAGAACGCGCATGATGCCATGATGTAGGAGATGTTGTCATACTGCGAGCCTTGACACTTGTGCGTGGTGAGAGCATAGGCCAACTCAATCACGCGACGTGGATCGTAGGTGTAGAAGAACTGCCTACGTCTGTTGTACTCATGCACCTTGGGTGGTAGTTCGACAACGCGATCACCGAAGTCAATCTCCAACACACCGATAGGGTCGATGCTTCTGATGACACCGACTTCACCATTCAACATCTGCTTCGTATCAGGTGCAGGGATGTACGCATGTGCGTAGCCTGTACCATCGTTAGCGAAGTCGGTGTAACGTTCGGTGTAGTCACGTAAGTCGTACGAGTTGGTGTTGCAGACAACCTTGTCACCTATGCTGACGAAGCATCTGTTCTTCACCTCCCACTTGTTGCGAGGGAGTTCGATCTTACCGGGCATGGTGGGGTTGAAGCGTAGTTGGAGGATGCTGTTCAAACGCACAGTGCCTATGTCTGACTTACGCGCGGGCGAGATGATTTGATTGTTGATTGTACGCCAATCGATGTCGTTGTCTTCTAGCATCTTATACAGTGTATGAAGCACAGCATCGCCAAGCATCACACGCACGTCGCTGTTGCCTGTGAAGAACTGACCGCGGTTGATGCGACGTGCTGCTTCGATGATGCCATTGCCTTCAGCTTGGCGGTAGATGTTGTTGAGTGTGACAGTGTTAGGCATGGCGAGACACTTCGCAAAGGGGGATGTGGGGTCTGCGAGGTCAGCGTTCTCAATAGGTGGGAGTTGGCGAATGTCACCGAACACACGCAAGCATGCACCGTGGCGTAGTGATGAGACGAGATCACGATGTAGGCCAGTGGACACCATTGCATACTCATCAACGATGACGATGTGTTGTTCAAGTGGGTTGGACTTGCCGCGTGCTGGTGTGCTGACAGATGTAGCTTCACCTGTTTCATCGTCCATGTCAGGGCGATTGAACTCAAGGAGTTTGTGTATGGTTTGAGCAGGATAGCCTGTTGCTTCACGTATACGACGGGCGGCTTTACCTGTTGGTGCGGCGAGTGCGAATGGGATGTTGCGTTGTGTGAGTAAGTCACACGTCTGCTTTATAATAGTAGTCTTACCCGTACCAGCTTCACCTGTCACAGAGACGAGGCGCTTGAGAGGATCGACACACATAGTAATAGCGTTCTGCTGTTCAGCATCTAGCTGCATCGCGTCCATCGATGTTCTCCATGCTGCATGTTTCGCAGCTATACAGTGTATAACAATAGCAAACGCCGCGCACTGCGGAATGGGGACAGATGCGCGGCGTTGCTCAGCCTGCAGACTAGTTCACTGGGGGGCAGCTCTAGCCAACAGACGTAGAGCCGTCGGTCTCTTCGCCACGCTTGTTCGCGATCACTTCGTGCTTGATGCGCGTCAGACCAGACTGTGCATACTCAGGCGTGTCGAGGAACTCAACCACCTTGCGTGCATCAGACATGATGCGGTCGACTTGCAGCTTCGCACCGGGAATGACGTTGCCCTGTTCGTCAGTTACACGAACAAAGAAGTGGAACGTACGCTTCTGTGCAGCACGTTGTGCAACAGCTTTCTTCAGGCTAGAGTAGGCAGACGACGACGCGGACTTGGAAGGAGTAGCCATTAGGATATATCCTCATGTATGGGGTTGTAGTGTGGTGTAGTGGTAGTGTGTTAGGCACACACGTTGGTAGCATGTGCCTAACACATAGTAGCACACGCGTGTTAGAGAGGCAACACTTGGCCTACCTCAGCACGCGGGTTCTTCTCAAGGTCTTGACCCATGCGAATGCGAGCACGTGCTTCACGACCCACGAAGTCGTTAGGGTCAATGGAGCTTGACATCGGAACACCGAAGGCCTTACAGACGTTCTTCATACGCCAACGATCAGCGGGGATGTCACGTGAGACGACGTTCATCGTGAATGTCAACTCATCAACACCATCACCGGGGTCGAAGTCAGCAGGGAACTCGGTGCGCGGCACTTGCAAGGTGAGCGTGAGCATCGGGTTCCCTGAAGAAGCTGCTGTCTTGTCGATAGCAGCAGTGCAGATGCACTTATACTCACCAGCAGGGAGTTGCGGAGGAGCTTCAGCGTCTGCGATGTTAGCAGAGAAGTTGAGCAAACCCATGTTGGGTTCTCCTATGTTACGGGCTTATACACTGTATACATGCACACACAGGTAGCAAGCCACTAGGTCTAGTCTGTGTGCGTAGGAGTAGGCACTATGTATAGTGGCTACTTAGGCACTGGTAACTTTGCGAAGTTGCCAGCGATGTAGTCCTGCCACCACGTGGATATGGCAGGACCAGCATTGGTGTTTGCGTTGTAGCGTAGAGGGAATGACGTCTGTGCAGTCATGTCGAACATGCGTGACTTCATCGGCGCACGGAAACGTTCAGGACGGATGGCGATATGTCTGACCCCATTGACATCACGAATGTTCCATACTTCAGAGATGTCCTTGCTAGCGATGTTAGGAAGCTGCCCGCCAAGCAACATCCCGACGCTGAGGATGGCACCATCGTTGTTTCGATCAGCATCCTTCTCATGCGTAATGAAGATCACGTGTTTGTTCAAGGCACCTGTGACACGCAAGGTGTTGGAGATGAGCGACGACACTGCTATGTTACGAAGACCATACCCATTGAGGCCGGGTTGCTCGATTGTACTCTTGGGAGCAACGCGTACTGCATACTGAAGAGCATGTTCACTGAACTTGGTCAGGCTATCGATGATCAAGGTGTCGAAGTCAGCGAGCATGCTATACAGTGTATAAGGGTCAGGCTTCATTCCCTCCTTAACGATGTCCACACTACTTTCTTTACTCAGATTAACACGGTGCCAATTGGGCATGTTGCGAATACTCATGTCACCATCAGGGTCAAGCATGAGGAATAGCTTGCGACCGGGAGCGGTTGCAGCGAGTGTAGTTTTGCCGCTACCACTATCACCCCACAGGATCATAGATAAGCGCGATGGTGCGTCTGTTGGATGTTCTATCTTTAATTCCATCATCTCCCCTTCCTGATGTTATACATAGTATAGCACATGTGTAATCACCTGCAACTCATCGTCAGTTATGGTTTACCTCCATCCAACGCTGCACAGGCCACATCTACATTGCTCATCAAGTTATCGAGGCACTGCTGCCGACCGGCGATGATCTTCAACGCCTCACGCAGCCGCTCGATCTCGTTCTGCGCCGCCTCGTACTCGTCCGACATCCGCACCATGCGCTGACTATCGGCATGTCGAGCAGCGTTGATCCGCTCGATCTCACCATTCGCCTCTGCTATCAACTCAGCACCGACGCGAACCTCCTCCCGCAGCCGCTCGATCTCGTCCTCCAGTCGGCGCACGTATTCGCTTTCGGAGACTGGCGGGCAGTTCTTGATCGTGTTGCGCAGTCGCTCTATCTCGTTAATATCTCGATTGCGTTCAGGGATCATAAGAGCGATTACTTTCTCCAGCCGCTCGATCTCGTCGGCGGCCTCGCGCAGTTCGGGATTTTCATACCCGCGCAGCCGCTCTACGATGTCATTCATGGAGGGCACTCACCAATAGGTCGTGAACCCGTTGCGTCGATTGTCCGTCAAGGAGGGCGTCCTTTGCTCGCGTAATAACAGCGCGCAATCGCTCGATCTCGTCTGCAAGCTGCCATGTCAAATAGTCTTCTGGCGGCCCACCTAGATTGCGTGCATAGTCGCGCGCCTGTTTCACGATGTCTGTTGTAGTCATGGATCAAGTGTCTCCATTAGAGGCGACCAGCGTTCGGTTGTCATTTCGTTGTCGTATATGTGACGGCGTTGCTCTGATGTCTCACTGCATAGAGGTATGAACGAGCATGAGCGGAAGTAACGGTTGCATGAGTGTGTGTACATAGGTGCGTCTGTAGGTGCGTCTTCGTATGCATGGATAACATCGAGCGAATGGCGGACCCATGACTGCCACTCGTGGAAGCTTTCTTCGTTGCGTGAGGTAGGGTAGCGCATCATTCCGTCGCTGTATGTGGATGACTTAGGCACAGGGAGTTGTAGACCCCACATGACGACGTTGCGTATAGGCATGTCGAGTAGGCATGACATAGCGACGCAGTAGCCGGTGACTTGGTTGGATGTGTCGAAGGAGTTGGACCATACAGTGTCGATGCGCGAGCCAGTTTTGTTCTCATGTACTTCAGGCGTCTTGTCGCTAGGACGTAGTGTGTCTACACACACAGCATCAACACGGCCGATGAAGCGAATGAGTGGAGCGTGGTTGTTGTTGTGTAGTGTGATGTCGAATGGCATCTCTATGCCGATGCGTGATGCGTCGGAGTTACAGATTGGTATGAAGCGACCAAGTGGATAGCGTTGGACATAGTTGATAGCTGCACTCTCAAGGTTAGCCTGCGTTCTACGTGCATCACGGGGGTCGTCGTGATAACCTGATGTTTCGAGGAGATTGAGAGCCATCTGCATGCAACGAGTTTCGGCGTCTTCGTTACTACGATAGTAAGCGAGCGCCTGCGACCAGCGATCAGGATGTAGTGCATTGGCGAATACACGGTCAGCATATTTGTAGATAGCATCTAGCCTGCCTCCATCATCGTTCTTGTCGTTCATTATACTGTGTATAAGATCAAAGAAGCGACAAGCTGCAAAGACGTCATGCATCGCGCGACCAGCTTCGAGAGCTAGTACACGTTCGACACCAGCAGATAAACGCTTACCATGCCAAGAGTTGATGATCCCCCAACGTGGGCATGTGTTCACGGCTGTTAGGGTGGAGTAGTCTACCCACGGGATCGTGGTGTCTGTGGTAGGACGTATGATCACAACATCACCTCTTACCGTTGAGTATCTCAGACACACGACCAGCATTGCGTAAGCCTGTGCGACGAGCGATGTCTGTCTCTGTCAGATTGAGGTTCTCATGTAGCTTGTGTACTTTAGCCTTCATCTCATCAGTGATGACCTGTGACACAGGGCGTGCGTGGCGAATGTACTTCTCACGTGTCATGAGTGACACAGCTTTACGCAATTGACGTTTAAGAGATGGGTCGTCTATACACTGTATAACGGCTTCGATCATATCACGTGCGAGGGGGATGTTTGACATCAGTGAATGTCCTCCGAAGCTTCGTTGTCAGGGTGCATTGCTTTACGTACGGCGGCCCAATCGTCTTTCAGGCGAGCACCTACGGCTGCGATGTTCGCTACAATGTCGGCCATCTTGTCGACTGTGCGTACGATCTGTTGCATCTCCTGACGTAACATCTCGTTGTCCTCTGCGAGACGTTCGACAGCTTTAATCATACCACGTTCAGTGCCGTGTTCTTTGATCAATGCACGAACGTCACGTGCGCGTTGTACGTAGTTAACCATTGGTCTTCTCCTCTTTCACATTAGCGATGTCGATGTCTGTGTATTGTAGAGCGAGCGCACGCATATCGTATACGAGTTCTTCAAGCTTTTCGAGCGCCTTGTGTGTGCGTTCTAGTTGTTTCTCCACTTGATCTTGTTTCTTTTCGAACTTCATCAGCGCAGCGGCGGAGGTGATTTGTTGTTTAGCACGTGCAGCTTGGCGCATGAGTTCTACAACACGCAAGCGACGTTCGCGTAGATGTTGTAAGAACATGTCTTGCTCGATGTCTGTCATCGTCAACAACGAGCGAGGATTGATAGCGTCATCAACAGAAACGCCAGCACTGCTTGTTACAGCAGGCTGGCGCAGCTTGACGACTTTGTTATCGTCGTCGACTGTCATATGTTACACCACTGGTTTGGCACTGATCACGAGTGCGGGCATTGACTTCTTACTGACCTTGTTGATAGCTGCGTCGATGATGTCCACCTTTACACCTTGTCTGACTAACTCTGTGCGCAACTCATCGATGTCCGTACGCACGGCGGGCTTGTTAGCTGCGAAGTCAAGCTGCCAATCAACACCGACGAGGTTGGTGGTTGACTTCTGCATCATCTCCACTGCGGAGTTGCGCACCATCGCAACGTGTGTGGGATGTTCATCAATGACGAGACGCTTGATGGCTTCGTAGCGTTTCTCTGCCTGTGTACGTAACAACGAAGCGGTTAAGAACTCTGCAGCGTGTTGGTCAACTGTGTCTTGCACAGTGGCAGGAGCGGGGAAGTCGGTTATACAGTGTATAGCGCGTGCTTCGAGTGGGAGTTCGGTCACGCCGTTCTTGTTGATCTTAGCCTTGGTAGTAGACATCACGTGTCTCCTTTGCTTGTGTGATTATGTATTATAGCACATGCAGGATCACCTGCAAGTCGGCTGTTTTTGAGGTCGTTGAGACGTGTGCGTCGTTGTGCAGCGTACTCATCACCCCAAGGCCACGCGATGTGTTTGTACACCTTACGTAGTCGGATCTTGCGTATCACACTAACGTCGAGTGACATGTTGTAACCTTCGCGCATCTTCTCTGCTACGAACTCAGCGGTGCAACCAAGCTCAAGCATCTGCATGATGCGTTTGACATGGAAGTGCTTCATGCCTACGCGTTCACGTTCAAGCATGTCACGTACGTTGTCAGCCTGACGACCGACGGTTATGTGGTGAGGATTGCAGCACCATGAGTGGTCGCATGAGTGACGAATGACGTCGCCCTTTTGTAGCTTATACCCTGTATAAAGTTCGAAGACGACGCGATAGACGTAGTAGTGTGTGCGGCCTAATACGACACGCGGGCGGTACTCTTCACGTGTGCCTTTGCCATGTGCGCCAAGCCATTCCCAACATAGTTCCTTACTGCCATCGTGCATGTTGATGCGACGAAAGACGTCGTAGTCTTCACCACGTGTACGACGGCCGCGCAGAGGTTTGGTGCGTTGTAGTTTCTGCTTAGCACGTTGCTCTATGACATGTGCAGGTATCGGTTTCTTATCCACCTCTTCACTCCCACAATGGTGACGATGATTGGTAGCATGTACACAAGCAACAGCAATGTGACTTCGGTCTTGTAGTAGTATGCATACCATTGGATGGTGTAGATGAGATCATTGTCTATCATCTGTTGGCTTTCGTGTGAACTCATCACGGATGCGTTCGAATAGGTCTGCGGCTTCGAGCAGTGTGTGTGCATCTTCAGGCAGCATGTTAGGACTAAGGCCTGCCATCATGCGTAGACGGTCGATCATTTCTGTGAGTTCGTTGAGTTGTTTGCGCTTCATCACGTGTACCTCAGAGTGGCGGTCGCATGCATGACCCCGATGCGTGAGCACCGGGGCCTATACACTGTATAACGTCAATTCGTTGTGTCTATCTCATACACCTCAAGCATCAACGCAGCGCACTTGTCGATGAGTAGGTTCTGCATGTGGCGTGAGTTGTCTGACACGTGTTCGTGGTGGTGGAGGTATTCTTCGTACATAGTGCCGAGCAACTTCTCGAAGCCTAAGTCGAACACAGCTTCGGAGATGTAGATGATGCCTTCGCGGTAGTAGCCGAGTGTGTCGTCTGGCAGTGATACACACAAGACAACGAGTGTAGGGTCGATCATACATCGGTGATGATGCAGCACAGCGATGGCGCGTTTGACTAACGCCTGTTGATGACGCGTTGGTTGGTAGACTGTGATCTGTTTGTCGAATGGTAGTTGCTTGGTGTATAGATCACGTGCCCACATAGGCATCGATTGATGATGCTCGATGAGATAGGCACATGCACGTAAGAAGTCTTTGCTAGGCCCAACAAGGTGATAGGATGTGTCGAGGTTGTATTCATAGACATCCATCTTTGATATACGTGGTAGGTGTTCGATCAACATGTCGTATGACATGTTAGCAGTCCACACATCGCCAATGTGTTCACGTAACATCCACGGGTGTGCGAGTGTGCGATCTTCTGTCAACTCCTGCTTAGCAGTGTAGTCGTATGTGAAGTGTGATGGTTTGTCTAACTTGGTACCTGTGTACATGGTGCGATAGTAGACAACGTTGTCGCCGTCATGTTTCTTGGCGACGATACGCATGCGGTCGCCTTCGCAGATGACAGGTGTGTTGTCATTGAGGAAGTACTTGTTGTGATTGTTGTAGATTACAACAAGCTCAGCAATGTTATCCCCACCAACAAGAACACACACGTCGTGAGTACTGTGACTACCATCAGGATTAGCAAGGCAAACTCCGCCTCCTTCATCCTTGGCATTGGTGTAAAGCTCTCGATATGCTTGCCATAGTTTCCAGTTGGCTCCGAGGTGTGTGGTGAATGGGAGTTCAACCACTTCGTCATCATAGTTACAATAGATGGCGGTGTAGTCTTTGTCACGGAACGTCGCCTTTGCTGTTGTGAAGTTATACACTGTAGAACGTGTAGCTATACACACGCTCATGCCGTGGCG